AAATAAAACGGCCCGCATAAGCTGCAGACGCACCCTCGAATTCTCCTGGGTGCTGTCTGTGGTTTATGTGGGCCTCCGTTTTTAAATGCTAAAACTTGCTATATACCTTAGTTCAAAAAGTCGTTGCAATCACTTTTCCTCATAGCTGTTCAATGTGTCCTCAAATGTAAAATGAATTTTCACGCGCTTATCGTTGAAAACCTCGATGCGGTCAATAAAGGTTTCCACCACATTCTGCGACAAGTGCATCACATCGCCTGCTTCTCCCACAGTATCCATCACGGCTTGCAAATTATCCGTATCCTTCTTCACAGGCTGGAATGTTTGATCTTTCTCGGTACGCAGCCGTTGGATTTGCGCCATTCTTTCATCTTCTTGCGCTCTGTAGGCGTCTCTCTGCCGGATGAATTCTTCCTTGCTTATATTTCCGTCGGCATACTGCTCGTACAGTGCAACGCGCTGTTTTACGATCTCTGCCTTTTCTGCACTCAGCTTTTCTTCCTGCCGTTCCAGTGCGGAAAAGCAAATCAACGCTTTGCGTTCCCGTTCGTGCAGGATTTCCAGTACATGCTCCGCCTGCTTTATCTGCACTGTCAGTGCGTTTCGGACAATCTCTTCCAGCAGTTTCTCAGAGATTGGGATTCGCTTGCAGGGACTGTCCACCGCTGTCGCTGAGAATCTGCAGTTAAAAGAGGGGCCAAGTTTCTTGAGAACACGATATTTCATCAGCTTCTGGCAGTAACCGCAGTAGACCTTGCCTTTCAAGGGATACTGGTGTTTTGTGTAGTTCCCGGCTTGGTGGTTCCCGTGCTGCAGCATAATAACCTTTTGTGCCTGTTCAAATTCTTCCGGGGTCACAATGGCAACATGGCTGTCCTCAATTCGTACCTGCTGTTCCAGCGGAGCGCGCAGGACCAGATGCTTACAGGGGACAGGCATAATAAATTTTGCACCCACATAGGTTCCCTTGTACTTTTCGTTCTTCAAGACATGGTAAACCGTTCCGCTTGTCCAATGACTGCGCTGCAAATCCCATGCTTTCTGCTCGCTGTACACATGATTTTTCGCCACATGATACGCTGCCGGGGTCGGAATCTGCTTTTCATTCAGGATTTTTGCGATGGCTCCTGTTTTGTTGCCCTGCAATGCCAGTTCAAAGATCAACCGCACATACTGGCTGGCTACCGGGTCAAGGATCAGCTTATGGCAGTCATTTGGGTCCGGCAGGAATCCAAACGGGCGGTATCCTCCGAGGTACATTCCTTTTTTCTGCATCACATGGTCTGCTGCTGCGATTTTGGCAGAAAGGTCCCGGCTGTAGGATGCGTTGATGATGTTCTTGATGGCCACTTCCAGCCCTCGCACATCGTTCCCGGCCTGCATTCCACTGTCATACCCATCGTTGACGGAAATGAAGCGAACGCCCAGCAGTGGGAAGATACGCTCCATATAATCGCCTGCTTCGATATAGTCACGGGCAAGCCGGGAAAAGTCCTTTACAATAATCGTTTTTACCTTTCCGTCCTGCGCATCCTGAATCAACCTCTGAAACGCAGGGCGGCTCGTGGAGGTGCCGGAGTAGCCATCATCCACGTACTCCTGTCGCGGCTCTGTTGCCAATTCGGAGCGGGCCATGATGTACCCCTCTACCAGTCCGCGCTGGCCCTGAATGCTGTTGCTCTCGGCCTTATCAGCACCCACATCCTCGTCTGCAAGGGAAAGCCGGTAATAGGTTCCGATCATCTGCTGCTCACCGCCCTTCAAACGGATAAATCAATTCTGTCTTTACAATTTCCGCTGCACGATTTTCCAGATTACTCATGCGGCGTACCCATTCCATCTGATTTTCTTCTTTCAGTTTTTCCGAAATGCCCTCCCGCTGGCTCATCTGCGCAATCAAAACCTCATATCGTTCTGTTGCCTGTTCTTCCACGTCTGCCAAAACAGTATCCAGTTTTCCACTCAGCAGCAGGCTTTGATAGTAGGCTGGTTTTCGCAGTTTCAGGTATGCCTTGTGCAGCATTCCCCAGCGGCCAATCGGACAAGTCCGTGGCAGTTTCAAGGCTGGCAGGTAATAATCACCTACCAAAACATATTCCATGCCTGTCCGGGCATCGTAGATTTTTTCTTTCATTGTCTGTCCTCCTTTTTCGTTAAAACACAAATTCCGTGTAAGTGCTTTTCCTGCGGTCCACCTCAATTTTCTTTACATACTGCTGTAGATTATCTGCCGTTAAAAGAACCTCTGTGCTGCCTGCGATTTGCTTTTTCTGCTGCAATTCTTCTTGAATCAACGCAAGTTCTTTCTCTTTTTCAGATTTTGTCTGTTTCAGTGTTGTGTTTTCATTTTCCAAACACTGCTTCAGTTCCAAAAATTTTTCTTTTGGAAGTTTTCCAAGAACATACTGCTCATAGCCGCTGCGCTTCTGTGATTCCAGCCGAACGATATTGCTCGACAGCTTTTCAATTTCACGGTTCAATGCTGCTATCTTTGTTTCAAGGTTGCTTTTCCCCGAATTCTTTTGTATCATCTTTTTCAAGTACTTATGTTCTTCTAGCCGCTGGTACAGTTCCTTATGGATGCAGTTCCAGAGGTCTTTCTCTGAGATGGAAACATGGCAGAATTTACAGTAAAAATACAGCGAACCATCACTTTGCCAATGGCAAACCAGCTTTTCGCCGCACTTTTTGCAAAATATCCGGCCTTTGAAAATGTTCGGATTACTTTCTCTGCGCTGTCTGCACCACTTTTTCCGTTCCTCCCTGACTGCTTGCTCAGCTTCCCGCAATGCGGAAACTTCATCAAACAGTTCCCAGCTGATAATCGCCGGATGATTGTCCGGCACCATGCGCCAGCTTTCCCGTGGATTTTCTCCGATTTTCCGATACGTTTCATCGTAGGCGATGCGGTTATACACCATGGTTCCGGTATAAACCGGATTTTCCAGCACCTTTGTCACGAAAGCTAGCTGCCATGCAGGGTCCTTTACTCGTGAGGTATTTTTCACATACCCCAGCTGACAACGGCGCGTAAAGGGTGTCGGGATTCCCTGCGCAGACAGCTTCTTTGCAATCTCACGCTCTTTCATGCCGGATTTCTTCCAGAGAAAAATCCGAACTACCACATCGCTGACTTCCTCATCCAGAATCAAATGATTCTTCTGATCTTTTTTGTAGCCGAACGGAACCGGAGTGTAGATTTCTCCCCGTGCTTCCTTGGAGCGAAAGCACGACTGAATCTTCTGGGACAGGTCTTTTGAGTACATCTCGTTGATCATGCTCTTGATTGGCACCAGCATCCCGTTCCGGTTCTGGCTGTTCAGACTGTCATAATTATCATTGATGGCGATAAATCTTACGCCGAACAATGGAAACACCTGTTCCAGATACTGTCCTGTTTCAACGAAATTACGCCCCAGTCGAGAGAAGTCCTTTACCACGATGCAGTTGATTTTTCGCTCCTGCAGTGCTTTCAGCAGCCGCTCAAATTCTGGGCGGTCAAAATTCGTTCCCGTACAGCGTTTGTCGGCAAACACATCCTGCAGCATTAGGTCATCCCGGTGATTGATATACTCCTTGATGTAGGAAATCTGTACTTCCAGCGATTCTGCATCCCGGAGCACATCATCAAAATCGGACAGCCGTGCATAAATTGCAGTTTTCCAGATACGGTGCTGTGCGTTTTCCGCTTCCCGCTGCGCCGCGCTTACTTTCTTGCTTACTCTTGCCATAGGTCAGACTCTCCTTTCATGCAGATGCTTCATGCTGCCCCATCTGCTTCTGATGCAGTTCTTCCAGCAGGTCCGCGATTTCATCGTGGAATCGGAACGTGATTTTCACCCGGTTGCCCTCATAAACTTCGATTTTCTCAATCAGTTCAACGACCATCGGGCGAGTGATTTCTTCCAGTTTCCGATACTTGCGGTACACGTCCAGAAATGGATAAGCGTTTGGAGCCGTCTGCAGATTCTGCTGTTCCGCTTCCAGTTCGGTGATTTTTCGCTCATACTCTTCTATCCGCTTGCTGTACAGTTCGTTGTAGTTCAGAAAATCCTCCCGTGTAAGGATTTCGTCTGCATAGTCCCCGTATAGTTTTTCCTTAATGTCCTGTGTATGAGCCTTTTCTGCGGTCAGCTGTCGAATCTGCCGCTCGATGCGCCGCACACGGTAAGGCTCCTGATGGGCCTGCCGGATACTTTCTACAAACTCGGCTTCTTCCATCACGAGCTGGATCTGCATCTGGAGCGCGTTACGCACGATGTTATAGAGCTTTTCATCCCGCAGGTTATGGCTCGTGCAGCTGCCTCTATTCTGCTTGCTGCCGGAGCACTGATAATAAATGTACCGCTTGCCTTTATAGCTGGCCGACCTGCGCACCAGCCGACTGCCGCAGTCCCCGCAGTAGAGAAAGCCTGCAAACAGAGCCACCGTTTCAGCATCGTTCGGTCTGCGGGTTTCGGTTTCCAGAATCCGCTGCACCAGTTCAAACTGCTCTACCGGAATGATTGCTTCATGGGTGTTGTCTACGATCGTCCAGTCCCGCATCGGCACATTCATTTTCTTTTTGGAGCGATAATCCAATCTCCGTGTCTTTCCTTGTACCAGTTTTCCGATATAGACCTCGTTGTGCAGAATGCGGTCCACCGCCTTGGCAGACCACAGCGGCTTATCGCTCTTGCGGAAATGCAGGCTCAGCTTTGCGCCGCTCTGCAGCTTTCGTGCAGCGGGGGACGGCACCTTTTCCGCATTCAAACGATCTGCGATACCCTGATTGCTCATGCCATTGATCTTCCAGTGAAAAATGTTCTGCACTGTTTCCGCCGCCAATTCGTCCACGATCAGCTTGGTATGATTGCTGGGGTCCTTCTGGTACCCATAGGTTGCAAAACTTCCCACAAAATCGCCGCGCTTCCGCTTGACCGCAAGCTGGCTCTTGATCTTGACGGAAATGTCCCGGCAGTACGCATCGTTGAGCAGGTTCCGCATTGGGACCATGATTGAATCGCTGGTCTTCCACGCAGATTGACTGTCATAGTTGTCCGTCACTGCAATCAGCCGAACCCGCATGACCGGAAAAATGCGTTCCAGATAACGTCCCACTTCAATGTAATTCCGTCCAAAGCGGGACAAATCTTTCACCAGAATGCAGTTGATAGTCCCTTGTTCCAGTTCCCTGAACAGGTTTTGGAACGCAGGCCGTTCAAAGTTTGAGCCGGAGTAACCATCGTCCACAAACTCATCCACGATGCACAGCTCCGGGTGGTCTATGGCATAGGCTTCCAGTAGTGTGCGCTGGTTTGCAATACTGTCGCTCTCTGTCTTATCGCCATCCTCACGAGACAAGCGCAAGTACAAGGCTGTACGGTATCGGGTTGTATTTTGCTGTGTTCTCTTCTGCAAATTCATATCAGGGTATAACAAAAGCCTTCCACCTCCTTAACGAATCGGCAATACTGTTCGTCAGAGAAGCGAAAGGCTCCACATTTTTCTATGTAGAACAAGCCTGCCGAGCAAACTTTACTCAGCTGGCACATTCCTATTTTCTTACCCACAAACAGCTTACCAGAATCCTCATCCTTTGTCCAGTGCTTTATCGCATTAAAGTACAAAATTTTTCTGCGCGATTTTTCAGCAGCTTGCCGAAG